AAGCACTGCTGTCGGCCGAAAGAATCTACTTAAAGTTAACGCTGAAGTAGTTAAACTCATGGCATTGTCTGATGATAAGACCATGAAGAAATACTATGCTGACATCTTAAAGCAATTAAATTGGGCTGATGGTAGATTAAAGCAATTAGGTAAGCCAGAGTAGAGAAATTATATGAGCAAAATATTGATTGGAATTATTGTCGCTATGGGTTTTGCTTGTATGGTATATTATCAATTCTCTGTTGTGCCAATGAAAAACAAGCTAGAAGAGCAAACAAAAGTTCTTCTAGCTCAAGATCTAAGAGATGCTGAACAACAAGCCGCTATAGAGTCTATCACAAAAAACTTAGAAACGACCTCTAATTCATTAAGAGGTCTTCAAGTTCAAAACCAACAATACGAAATCGAAATGGCTGAATATATGGATATATTCCGTAGACATAATATCACTAAATTAGCGAGTGCTAAACCTGGGATGATGGAAAAACGAATTAATGATGGAACTAAGGAGGTTTTTGATGCAATTGAAGCAGATAGTAATCGTATTAGCGCTCTTAATAACTAGTGGATGTAGTCTATTACAACAGCCACCACGTGAAGTCAAAATAATAACTAAACCAATACAAATCGAAATTGTACAACCAGTTCTACCAAGACCTTTAAAACTAAAAGAACCAAAATGGTACGTAGTATCAGATGCCGTAATTACCGAGAATTGTCTAAAGAACGAAGAAGGCAAATCAGATTGTAAACTAGGTAAAGAAGACTTATACCCTGAAGGATATACTTACTTTAATCGGTTTATAGATAATATTAAAAAGTTACATGGTGGAGATACAGTATTTGTTGCTATGACTGTATCAGATTATGAATTAATGTCATATAATACCCAAGAAATTAAAAGATATATAAACCAACTCGGCGAAGTAATAGTCTATTACAGGAACGTAACCATAAAGGCGGAAGACGAAGATGTCAAGCAACAAAATGAAGAATAAATTGACTGTATGGGAAAGAGCTGAGATGGCTGCAAAGTTATCAGCGATCGCATATATGGATGAAGAGTCAGCTAATAATGCTTGTAAAAGATTAGGTTTTGCTCATGGCAAAATCATTAGTAGAAATGGAGCAGAAGTACTTGTTGCTACAGAGAAGAATGATCTTTGGATAGCGTTTAGAGGTACAGAACCAAATAAACTTAATGATGTTATGGCAGATTTAAAAGTTATTAAGAATTCTGCAATTGCCGGTGGTAAGGTCCATGGCGGATTCCAAGAAGAAGTCGATGAAGTTTGGTTAGACATTGTTAAACTCTTAGATAAGAATAGTCAATTAAAAGAGAGTAGAGACGTATATTTTACTGGACATAGTCTAGGTGCGGCAATGGCCACAATAGCATCAACACGATATAGTCCTACAGAGTTATTTACGTTTGGATCTCCAAGAGTCGGTGGTACACGATTCATTAAAAACATAAAGTGTGATCATTATAGATTCATGAATAATAACGATATTGTTTGTAGAATTCCACCAGCATGGCTAGGCTTTAGACATCATGGTACTATGATTTACTTTGACAGATTCGGTGAAAGAGGTATAGGTCCAAGTTGGTCTGATTTCTTCTATGGAATTGTTCAGTCATGGAAGAAATGGACGTTCTTTGATGGTATTGTAGATCATGGAATGCCTAACTATATTAGAGCTATCAGAAAATTAGCAAAAGGCGGTAAATAATATGCATTGGTTATTAATATTATCACTCAAATCAATATTATCTTCAATCATTGGTAGTTCATTCTATCAATGGTGGCAAGGTACAACTATGGGTATATGGTTTCAAAAGAAAGTCGATCAGTATATGGAATACTTTGCTGTAAAATACGACTTAGAATTAGCTAAAACAGACGCTAAATTCAGAAAGCAATATCCACTACAAGCTGATAGATTAGATCATCTAGAAGCTGACTTCGAAAGTATATGGAACCTTCCACTAATTCAAAAAGCTATTATAAAAGAATTAGAAAAAGAATTAAAATAAACGTTTACAAAGCGTGAGTTTTGTGTTATAATATATACTATTAATAAAACAAACAATCAATGAATGATGGACACTAACTTATGACACTAAATGTAACAAAGCGCGATGGTTCAACTCAAGAATTCGACTTAGAAAAAATACACAAAGTTTTAGAATGGGCAACTGAAGGAATCTCTGGAGTATCAATTTCAGAGATCGAAATCAGGTCTAATATACAACTCTTCGACAAAATCCCAGCATACGATATCCATGAACTTCTTATAAAGTCAGCGTCTGAATTGATTCATCCTGACACTACTAATTATCAGTTCGTGGCTGCTAGACTAATTTCTTATAAACTACGTAAAGAAGTCTATGGTCAATACACTCCAAAACCTTTAGTTGACATAATTGTTGATAATGTGTCTCGTGGCGTTTACGATGCTGGAATTCTAACTTCGTATACTATGGATGAAATAGAAGAATTAGACAATGCTATCAAACATGATAGGGATAATACATTCACCTTTGCTGGTATGGAACAATTTCGTGGTAAGTATTTAGTTCAAGATCGAAGAATCCAAGAGCATTATGAAACTCCTCAGATATTGTACATGATGATTAGTGCTACGTTATTCAGTAAATATCCTAAAGAAACTCGTTTGAAATACGTTAAGGACTATTATGATGCAATCTCTCAATTCTACATCTCTTTACCTACGCCGATTATGGCAGGAGTACGCACTCCAACCCGTCAGTTTTCGAGTTGTGTTCTTATCGAATCTGGCGATAGTCTCGACAGTATTAATGCTACTGCCACCTCTATAGTAAAATACATCAGTAAGAAGGCTGGTATTGGTATTGGAGCCGGTTCTATCCGAGCAGAAGGCGCTAAAGTTGGCGATGGTTCAGTAGTTCATACTGGTCTAATTCCATTCTTAAAATACTTCCAAGCTGCAGTTAAATCATGTAGTCAAGGCGGAGTTCGTGGTGGCGCAGCTACTGTATATATTCCAATCTGGCATTATGAATTTGAAGATCTTATTGTACTTAAAAACAATAAAGGTATTGAAGAAAACCGTGTAAGACATATGGATTATAACTTCCAATTTAATAAACTAATGTATGAACGTTTGTTAACTGGTGGTGATATTACGTTCTTTGATCCAAATGATGTACCTGGTTTGTACGAAGCATTCTTTGATGATCAAGAGAAATTTAAAACTTTATACGAAAAATACGAAAAGACTCGTTCTATTCGTAAGAAGTCATCTCCAGCTGTAGACGTATTTTCTACGTTTTTACAACAACGAAAAGATACTGGTAGAATCTATTGTATGAACGTTGATCATGCAAATGAACATGGATCTTTTAAGCCTGAGCTTGCTCCAATTCGAATGAGTAACTTGTGTGCTGAAATTGATCTACCAACAAGTCCAGTAACTGATAATCCAGATGACGGTGAGATCTCGTTATGTACTCTTTCAGCTACCAATTGGGGATTAATCAACAGTCCTGCTGAGTTTGAAAAGTACTGTGATCTAACTGTTAGAGCATTAGATGAATTACTTGATTATCAAGATTATCCTATACCAGCAGCTGAACGTGGTACTATGAATCGTAGACCACTAGGTGTAGGTGTTATAAACTTTGCATACTTCTTAGCTAAACGTGGTCTTAAGTACGACGAAGGCGCATTTGAAATCGTAGATGAATATGCTGAAGCATGGTCATATTACTTAATTAAAGCTTCTCAGCAATTAGCAGTTGAAAAAGGTGAAATACCTTTGAAAGATCACACTAAATATGCCGATGGAGTATTGCCAATTGATACATATAAAAGAGAGCTAAATAATTTAGTAGCACATAAAGAGCGATTACCATGGAATGAACTTCGTGAGAAGCTTAAAGTAACAGGTACTCGTAACTCTACGCTCATGGCACTTATGCCAGCAGAAACAAGCGCTCAAATTTCTAACAGTACTAATGGTATTGAACCACCTCGTGATTTAGTTAGTTATAAGCAGTCTAAAGATGGTGTTATGGCTCAGGTTGTTCCTGGGTATCATCACCTTAAAAACAAGTATGACTTATTATGGGATCAAAAGTCTCCTGATAATTATATCAAAATAATGGCGATCTTTCAAAAGTACGTAGATCAAGGCATTAGTGCTAATACTTCGTACAATCCTGAGCATTTTGAAGACCATAAGATTCCTATGTCAATAATGATGACTGATTTAATAACAGCTTACAAATACGGTCTTAAGCAATTATACTACTGTAACACATATGACGGTGCTGGTGAAATATCAGATGAACCAGTAGAAGAAACAGAATATGAAACAAGCCCACAATACGACGATGAAGATTGCGATAGCTGCAAGATTTAATAATACATAAGGAAACCCCTGAATGACTGTGTTGACAAAGAATAAAAGATCGCACTTAGAGAAGATGATGTTTCTCGATGAGCCGGTCGATATTCAACGATACGATGAAGTAAAATATCCACAAATAGATAAGATAACTGACAAGCAATTGGGTTTCTTTTGGAGACCCGAAGAAGTTGATGTCTCAAGAGATAAAAAGGACTTTAATGCTCTTACTGAAAATGAAAAGCATATTTTTACAAGTAATCTTAAAAGGCAGATCTTACTTGATAGTGTCCAAGGACGTGCTCCAAACTTAGCGTTTCTTCCTATTGTATCTTTACCTGAAGTAGAGAACTGGATTGAGACGTGGTCGTTTTCAGAGACTATTCATAGTAGATCATACACTCATATTATTCGTAATATCTATCCTGATCCATCTTTTGTATTTGACGATTTGTTGAATCAACAGAATATTATGGACTGTGGTAAATCAATTGCTAAGTATTATGATGATCTTATTGCTGCTAATCATGATCCAGACGTGAGTATCCTAGATCATAAACGATATATTTGGATGGCTTTAATGAGCGCTAACGCTTTAGAAGGTGTTAGATTCTATGTATCTTTTGCATGTTCTTGGGCATTTGCTGAACTTAAAAAGATGGAAGGTAACGCAAAGATCATTAAGTTAATTGCTAGAGATGAGAATCTACATCTAGCATCAACATCTACAATGTTAAAACTTCTTAAGAAAGATGATCCTGATTATGCTATGATCGCAAAAGAAATGGAACAAGAATCAATTGCGTTATATGAAGAAGTAATTAATCAAGAGAAAGAATGGGCTAAGTACTTGTTTCAAAATGGTTCTATGATTGGTCTTAACGAAAAGATATTGGCTAACTATATTGAATGGATTGGCAGTAAGCGAATGAGATCTATTGGATTACCAAGTCCTTACATAGTTTCACAGGCTAACCCACTACCGTGGACTGAAAAGTGGATTGGTGGTGGTAACGTGCAAGTTGCTCCACAAGAAACAGAAATCAGCTCTTATATAATTGGTGGCGTAAAACAAGATATAGATAGTAATGCATTGAAAGGATTGAGTCTATGATGAATATAGAGATATACAGTAAACAACAGTGTCCTTTTTGTGACTATGCTAAATTATTAGCAGAAGATTTAAATCGTAACGGTAAAGCAGAATATGCCGTATTTGAACTCGGAACAGACTTTAATCGCGAAAAGCTATTAGAGAAATTTCCAACAGCAAGGACGTTCCCACAAATAAAAGTCGATGGTGTATCTATTGGCGGCTGGGATCAGTTCAAAAAACTAATAGGATAACGTATGAAACGATCAGTAGTTAACTGTGAAAATTGTTATAACAGAAGCATAATTGGTCACCAGGAAGATGAGATTGTTTTGTTCTGTCCTCACTGTGGAACTGAACAAGACGAAGCTATAGAAGAACTGGACTTTAACGAGTAATCTAATGACATGGCATTATCAAGGCATAATATGGCAACCTCCAGAAGATTTCAATCACAAAGACGTGTACGGTTTTGTTTACCTAATAACGAATCTAGCCACATCCCAGAAATACGTTGGAAAGAAGTTCTTCTGGTCTCAGAAGACTCTTCCTATAACCAAAACTCGAAAAAGAAGAAAGAAAACTTTAGTTGAATCTGATTGGAGAACTTATTGGGGTTCTAATAAGCATCTCCAAGAACATCACGAGACTATAGGAGACGATGGGTTCTATAGGGAGATACTGCATCTATGTAGAACTAAGGGTGAATGTTCATATATGGAAGCAAAAGAGCAGTTTGACCGAGAAGTGTTATTTACTGATGATTACTATAATGGTATTATTCAGATAAGACTTGGTGGTAACGCTGTTAAAAGTTTTTTAAAATAAACGTTTACATTTGACTAAAAGTATGATATAATATATCTACTAAATAAAGATAATGCAATGAGTAAGTATATGAGTAAAGTTATTAATTTTCCAACACATATTCGAAAGCAAGCAATTGAAGACGAAATGTTAGAAATCGACGAAGAGAACACATATTTTGTTGAGGAATGTAAAGAAGCAGCTCAAACAACGCTTCTTATGATTGAAGAATTACTATTAAACGAATATGGAGATACCTTTGACGATTTAGATTTTAGGGATGATTCACTATCAGAATCTCGAGACATGTTTGTTATTATGAATATGGTAACATCCATGTTGATGAGATATGGTGGTGTAGAACACTTTTTAAGCGAAGATTTTGAAACTATATATGATAAGCTAATGGAGCCAACCGAATGATCCTACTTGATTACAGCCAAATAGCACTGGCAAATATTATTGTACAAAAATTAAATGATGAAAATATGATACGACACATGATTTTAAATTCGATCCGTATGTACAATAAACGGTATCGTAAAGAATATGGACAAATGGTAATTTGTGTCGATGGTTCTGGTTATTGGCGTAAAGATTACTTTCCTGAATATAAAGGAATGCGTAAAAAGAATCGTGATGAACAGTCTACAGTTGACTGGGGCGAGATCTTTAGAATCTTAAACTTAGTACGTGAAGAATTAAAAGAACACTTTCCATACAAAGTAATACACTTAGATGGCTGTGAAGCTGATGATGTCATTGGCGCTCTTACTATTAATACTCAAGAGTTCGGTCAACATGAACCAGTTATGATCTTATCATCTGATAAAGATTTTATTCAGCTACACAAATATAACAATGTTAAACAGTTCTCACCAAGTCAAAAGAAAATGGTTGTTGATAAGAACCCTAGAACTTATAAGTTTGAACACATTTGTAGAGGCGATAAAGGCGATGGAATTCCTAATATACTATCTCCTGATAACGCTATCATGGATAACATACGTCAAAGTCCTGTAACCAAGAAGAAGCTAGAGCTTTGGACTGATAACGCTGAAGATCTAACTAAAGTAATGTCACAGGAAGAATACAGAAACTTCCAAAGAAATAAAACTCTTATTGATCTAGATGACATTCCAAAGGTTCACCATGAAAATATTATAAATACTTATGTAACCCAAAAGCTTCCAATGAAAATGAAAGTACTAAACTATCTTATTAAAAAACGATGCAATCTATTGATTGAATGTGTAGAGGAATTTTACAATGCGTAAACAAGTAACGAAACCACTTATTTCAGAAGTATTAACAGCAGCAAACAAACTAGGTTCTAAAGGCGAAAGAATTACATATTTACAAGCGCAAGACTGTACTGCGCTTAGAGATATATTACGTATTAACTTTGATACAACAATCAATTTATCGCTACCTCCAGGTGAACCACCGTTTAAGAAGTTTGACGTTTCTAATGCAAAACGTCCTAAAGAGCTAAGATTTGAATATCCTAAGTTCGCTAACTTTATCGAAGTAGTAACTCCAAAGATTAACCAGTTTAAAAGAGAAACAATTTTTATAGATCTATTAGAATCGCTTCATCCCGATGATGCTGTGTTATTTTGTAACGCCAAGGATAAAAAACTTAAACTTAAATATATCACTAAGGCTATGATTAAAACAGCGTTTCCAAACTTAATTAAAAAATAGGAGAGGTATAACCAGACAATCTATATCATGATAGTTTCAATTAACTTAACCTGGAGATTGCTTATGAGTTATATTCAAATTGAACGCCTCAAGAAAGACCGAAATGAGGCAGTATACTATCAGAAAAAATTAATGAAAAAAGGAAAAGATGTGCAAGCGTATAAAATGGAGAAGAAGATCGCGCATTTAAATCATTTCCTAGATGATATGGAAGCAATTTAGTAATACATTCCCTTTAAGTGATATTATGGTTATATGGATATAACTAAATGATCTAATCATTTTCACTTAAAGGGTTTACATTTGACTAAAAGTATGATACAATATACCTATATTAAATAATAAAGAATCGTTATGAATATATTTGTTTTAGATAATGACCCAGCGATAGCAGCAATATCTCAATGCGATAAGCATGTAGTCAAAATGATTGTTGAATCAGCTCAAATGCTGTCAACAGTTCATCGTATGGTTGATGGTATTATGGAGCGTAGAGCTTCAAAGTCAGGCTCAATGATACAATACTTTAAACTAGATGATGATCGTGAAACAATCTTATATAAAGCTTGTCATTTTAACCACCCATCAACTGTATGGACACGTGAAAACTGTCAAAATTACAAATGGCATTACCAACATTTTATTGCCCTTTG